GGCAGGAACGGGATCAGGGCAGAAGGCATCTGGGAAACGGAAAGTCTCAGCTTGCAGAAGCAAAAAAAGAGCTGGAGGCAGGAAAAAAAGCGGCGGCTGAAGCGGAGGCCCAGCTGGAAAGCGGCAGGCAGGAATTAGAGAAAGGAAAAAGAGAGCTTGAGCAGGGGCGTCAGGAATATGAGGACGGCCGGAAAATCTACAAACAAAAGATGGATGAAGAGGAGCTTTCTGAAGTAATGGAGCAGGATGTGTCTGAGGTAAAGGATTTATTAAAAATACACAGAATGCTGACACGTAATGTAGATAAGGACCAGGTGACTCTGGGTGAATTTCTCACATTTTTGGCAGATGATGTGCTTACGGATGCAGATTATGCCGAGGCTGTGGACGAAGAAAAGAAGCGAATCGAGGAACTTCTCAAACGGATTGACATTCAAGGCTACATAGCGAGGGCAACAACGCTTGAAGAGAAGTATATGGCTGCTATCGATAAGTTAGACCCTCTCGATAAGAAAATCATCATTGACGGATATATCAATGGGAAGGCTTACTATAAAATCGGTTGGGATATAGGATTCTCTACGCAAGGAGTTCAAAATCGCATAACAATCATAATCAAAAAAATTGCTTCTTTGTTATAAATTCAATAGCAACCTACTCCGAAACTCTATTGTCCGGAGTAGGTTTTTTTATGGGATAATGTATCGTGAGGAGGAGAAAGGGGTAATTAAGGCTTGCTCCCTTTGCCGAGAACGCTCTATCAACGGAGAGCAAAATCGCCTCCTCAATATAGCGGAGTAGAGAAGAAGTATCTCGCTTGTCTCATACACAAGAGGTCGGCGGTGCGAATCCGCCCTCCGCAACCATAGAGGAGTAGCCAAGCGGTAAGGCAAGAGACTTTGACTCTCTTATGCGAATGTTCGATTCATTCCTCCTCTGCCAAGGATTATGGAGGTAGAGATGACAAGATTCCCCCGTATAAACTTGATAATCTCTATCTCCGTGATAATCCTCTTAATGATTTTATAAGGAGATTTGCTATGAGCGAAATCAAAGAGTTGGATTTGAGAATCCAAAGAGAGGACAATCTCAATGTGGTGGAGTATGAAGATACTCCCGGACCGGGCAACGGAAGGCATACCTACGAGGTCAAGAGAGCCGATACCGGCGAAAGCCTTGCGAAGATTCAGTTCCAATGCGGAGCGAGAAAAGAAGAGGGAAGCACTCCCGGCGTTTTGGAGGGCGATTTGCTTGAAATCGTAAGACACCGCCTTCAATGCTTCCAGAAGGGAGAGTTCGCAACGAGAGAGAACGCTTGCGCCCTCACGCATATCGAGGAAGCCCTTATGTGGCTTAACAAACGCAAAGAGGACAGAAAGGCAAGAAATGTCCTCGGCACAAATAAGCAATAAAATCGAGAGGGGCGGAAAAGCCTCTCTATATGGGGTGGTAGCCTAATGGTAGGGCTTGTAGACTCGAAGGTGTATATTCTACCGAAACGACCTTGATGAATGTTCGACGCTATAAGCCTTCGCTCCCATAGAAGAGAGAGAAAGGGAGACGAAGAGGCGGTTGCGAAGAACTTCGGAGAGTTGATGAGTAGCGTAAAAAGGTTGTAACTCTCCCCTTATGGGACTTTTACGAGGAGGTGAGCAAATGGCGAAAGGTCAAAAATACAACGATGACATAAAGGAGAAGGCTATTGCTCTCCTCACGGTCAATAATAGCGTGTCTTATGTGGCGAGGGAGTTGGGACTGCCTCGCTCTACTGTTAAGAGTTGGAAGGAAGCCTTCGATAAGGAAGCGGAGGAGAGTGGCGAAGATAATATCGCCAAACTTCGCCAAAAAAAGAAAGAGGACTTCATCAATGACGCTTGGAGACTCATCGACCTCTCCAAAAGCGTCCTCGAAAAGAGACTCACGAGGGCGAAGGATAACGAGGAAGCCCTTGATGAACTCGTGGAGGAAATTTGTCAATTAGACTACAAGACCCTTACGAGCCAACAAAGGCAAGCCCTTTATATGAAACTCGCCAAGATTAAGGTGGAGGACGTCAAGAGTCTCGCAACCGTCCTCGGAACGCTCTACGACAAACAAGCCCTCGCCAACAAAGAGGCTACGGCGATTGTGGAAGGGTCTATCACCGTGAAGAAGTTTGAGGATTTCTAATGCTGACGATAGCCGATATAATTGCCAAGCGGAGGCGGATATGGGAAGAGAGGCACGATATAGACTATGACCGAGAACTCGTGAGAGCCTCGGCTATTCGGATATTATCGGACGATAACCTCGTGAGGGAGGTGCAAGCGAAGCCCTATCTTCTCATTGAAGTAGCCTTCTACATAGTCGATAAGAAGAAAAAGACCGTTCCCTTCTTCCTCAACGAAGTACAAAGAGACTTCATCTCCAAGTTTGAGGAATGGGGAACGAAGAAGCCCTACTTCATCTTGAAGGGAAGGCAACAAGGATTCACGAGCCTTATTACGGCAATGCAACTCGCTTATGCGATAGTGCAAAAGAACTTCTCTGGCTTCACGCTTGCCGATAGTGGAGACAATACGAGGGCGATATTCAACGATAAGGCGAGGGTAGTGTATAACCGCCTCCCGGAAGAGTTAAAGCCTACGGAGAAGTTCAACTCGGTCAACGAACTCTTCTTCGATAAACTCAATTCATCGTGGCGTATTGCAACCGCTTCCGACCAAGTAGGACGCTCACGCACCTTGAACTTCGTACACTTCTCCGAGGTAGCCTTTTATGAGTGTAGCCTTGCCAACCTCCAAAAGTCGATAGGCGAGGCAATGACCGAGGACGCCTTCCGTGTGTACGAGACAACGGCAAACGGCTTCAACGAAGCGAAAGACCTTTGGGATTCCGAATCGTGCAACAACCTCTTCTATGAGTGGTGGAGGACTTCGGAATATCGAAGCACCGAATATCAATACCTCGAAACGAAAGACCCTTGGCTTTTGGAAAGGATAGAGGTATTAAAGGCGAAGGGGCTTGATAAGGAACAAATCACTTGGTATTGCAAGAAGTATGACTCCTATCTCGATAAGAACACTATCAAGCAAGAATATCCTATAACGCCCACAGAAGCCTTTGTATCGTCTGGCGATTGTGTCTTTGACAAAGAGGCAATCAACAACCAATTAGCGAGAGTAAACACCTTGCAAGCCGTTAAGAAGGGCTATTTCAAGTATGACAAGGTAGCAACTCCGATTCAAGATTCCAAGGGCAATATAGTCGATACCGAATGGCACTTGAAGAATGTAGAGTTCGTAGAGAGCCGAGACGGATATATCACGATTCACGAAGAGCCGAGGGTCAAAAAGAATGGCGAAGGAGTGATTGTCTCCAAATGCCCTTATGTCCTCGGAGGCGATACCGCTGGGAGTGGAGAGGACTACTACACGGGCAAGGCAATCGACAACACCAACGGAAAGACCGTTGCAACTCTTCGGAAGCAACTCATAGACGAGGACTTGTATGCCGAACAAATGATTTGCCTCGCTATGTACTACAACAACGCACTCATCGGTATAGAGACGAATTATAGCCGATACCCGACAAGGGTGATTCAAAAATTCGGCTACACGAATCTCTATATTCTTGAGAGGGTGGATAAAATCTCCGACAAGGTTGAGACCGTTCCGGGATTTGAGACCACCAAAAAAACCAAGCCTATTATCATCGGAGAACTTGTCCTCCTTATGAGACAAGACCCTACGATTGAGGTAGACGTTGAGACGCTCAAAGAGATGACTACCTTCGTCAAGAAAGAGAATGGCAAAATGGAAGCCATTGAGGGCGCTCACGATGACTTGGTAATGGCGAAGGCTATTGCACACTTTATCTCCTCGCAACAATCTAACCTATGGATTGAAGCGGAAGCGGAGGAAGATGACTTCATCGAAGAGAACTTCACGAGCGAGAGCGATGAAGGGAATGGATTTATGAATTGGGAGGACTTCTAATGTTCGGATTTAAGAAACGAATGAAAGCACTTGAAGAGAAGTGCGCCGCCTTTGAAAAGGAAATAAGCGAACTCAAAGATTGCGTAAAGGACTTGAAAACCATATCGGCAAGGACTTCGCAAGAGGACGCACCGGTCTCTCCCTCTCAAATTCTCGATGAGTGGCTAAACGGAGCAAAGGAGGAAGAGAATGGCTAATCCAAACACACAAGCAACCGAAGCGAGGGAAAGCGTTTCGGAGGTTACGGCTCTTTGGGAAGATTATGAGAACGGATTGACCTATCAGCAAAGTAGCGGTCTTGCCAAAAACCTTCCGACCTTCGTCAACTTCTACGAAGGAAAGCAATGGGCAGCGCCCACGAAGAATACCAAAAATCTTCCTCGCCCGGTAGTCAATATTATCAAAATGATTTGCCGGAACAAGAAGAGTGCAATCCTCGCTACGCCCGTCAAAATCATCTACAAAGCCGAAGATGAAATGGCAGACGTGGAGAAGTTCAACAACTTCGCCGCCTATATCCAAAAGGAAATCGGGCAAGAAGCCCTCGATAAGAAGGCGATTGATGACGGAGTAAAGAAAGGCTCGTATTTCTATCACTACTATTGGGATTCCGAGGCGAAAGGCAAGAACGGAATCAAGGAAGGCGGTTTGAGGTGCGAGATTATCGACCCACTCAATATCTTCTTCTCGAATCCTACTGAACTCGATGAGCAAAAACAAAAGTGGATTCTCATTGCCTCTCGTGAGGACGTGGAGAGCGTGAGGGCAAAATGCGACAAGGGGATTGACCCGGAAGAGATTGTCTCCGATGAGCCGGATAGCAAATACGGGGTAATCGAGCAAGAGGGAAATAAACTCTGCACGGTGCTTACAAGATACTTCCGAAAAGACGGAGAAGTTTATTGCGAGAAGGCAACGAGGACGATAGTCATAAATAAGCCGTTCCCTCTCGCTCCCGACCTCGAAGCCGCCGCAAAGGAACTCGGATTCGAGGAGGACGCTCCCAACAATAGCCTCCCGGACAATGGAGAAGGCATCCGATAGTCGTAGGGAACTACGAAATCCGAGAGAAGTCCATTTATGGGCTTGGGGAAGTGGAGGGAATCATTCCCAACCAAAAGGCAATAAACTTCAACCTTGCAATGAGTCTCTTGAACGCACAAGAGGTCGCTTGGGGCAAGTATATCGTTCACCCCAACGCTCTCAAAGGTCAAGTGATAAATAACGAGCCGGGTCAAGTCCTCGTTGATTATTCGCTTACCGGTAACGGAATCCGCAAGATGACCGAACAAGCAATGCAATCGCAACCGCTTCAACTCATCGATACCTTAACTCAATTAACGAGAGTAATGACCGGCTCTACCGAAGTTATGACCGGTGAGACTCTCGGGGCGAGTATGTCCGGTGCCGCTATTGCTCAACTTCAATCCCAAGCACAACAACCGGTAGAGGAACTCAAAGACGCCTTCTGGCTTGTGAAGGAAAAACAAGGAAAAATCCTTGCACAATTCTTCAAACTTTACTACACGGAGAAAGAGTTTACATACGAGCAAAACGCTCCCAAGGTTGACTCGCAAGGGCAACCGATTCTCGATAGTACGGGCAAGCCCCAAGAGGAAGAGGTTGAATTGACGGACGTATTCAATAGCGCCGATTATCAATCCATTGACTTCGAGGTGGTGGTAGAGACAACCGCCGGAACGAAGTCGAGTGCGGCTGGCGATATAAATGCTCTTGATACGCTTCTCGGTAAAGGTCTAATCTCGATGAAAACCTACTTGAAGGCATATCCGAAGGACGCTCTCTCCAACCGCACGGAGATTCTCAAAGGAATTGAAGAGGACGAGCAAAGTCAAGTACAACAACTCACTCAACAAGTGCAACAATTAGGCGAACAATTAGCGGAATCGTCCAAGGTGATTCAACAGCAAAAGGAGACGGTAGACAAGGTAGTGTCTCTCATTCAAGAGAACAACCACCTCAAAACACTTCTCGCAAATCTTTATGTAGAATCCAAAGCGAAGTTAAGCCAAGCGAATGAGCAAATCAACCTCGGCAATCAAGCGATAGCCGAGACAAGGCAAGACGCAACGGACTTCGCAACGGCTCTC